TGAATTATCATAAAATTTAAAAAATCCTTTTAATGCTTTTTTTGCATAAACATAATCTTCCAAATTGTTTAGTTTACAAAACAAAGAACCTGTTTTACAATCTGGATTGTGTATAAATCCAGTTGCGTCACAAAATATTTCTACTGCTTTTTTCCATTTTACATTTTTCATAGTTTAGTCCTCCTTATAATATAATTGTACTTGTTTTTCTTTTTCTTGTGTATAAATTGAAATTGTAAATGATGATATACCTACCAAGGCACATACAAATCCAATCATAAAGTTATCGGCCTCTACGGATCCTGTCGCAAGAACCATAAAAATTAAACCAATTATTGAAAATAATACTGTCATAGTGTTTTTTCCTTTATTTTTCATTGTTATACATATAGAATACCACATAAATATCGAAAAGTCAATGGTTAATTTAGTCAAAATGAAGAAAAAATCGTTAAAAATCAGTATTTTATTGTTATTTTTGTTCACCTTTAGTTCTTGTACGATAAAAGATTGTAAATTTGAACCAAATTACAAGGAAATTGGTGAATCAGCGTTGAAAAATACAAAAAATTTGACCGAAGTCGAGGTTAAATCAGGTAAAATCAACTGTAAATATTGATAATAAATACTAATATGGAAGAAAAACAAACATTTTGCGAAAATTGCGGTCACGATTGCCATTGCGGTGGTAAATGTAAACAAGAAGTCGTCAACGAATTTGGTGAAAAGTACAATATTGAGTGTTGCGGACACTGCAGACACGATAAAACTGAACAAAAGGATTAATAATGGCTAAAAAAACATTTGGAGTAAGTACATTTAAAAAAGAAGGTAGAAGAAAAAAGAGATCAGGACGACATTCTAAGACACATAAGGGTAAAAAGAAGTCAGAAAGAGGTCAAGGGTATCCTAGATAATGCCTGGCATTAGTAGAAACAACGATTCTGCGGGTGGTGACTTAATTCCAAGTCAATCAACAGTATATGTTAATGGTGAGTTAGTGATTGTAGATGGTGATGGTGTTGCAGGACACGGTATCTATCCTCATATACCTCAAACCGTAGTTTCTACTTTACAATCAACTGTAAAAATAGGTGGAATAAAAGTAATTATTGCTGGAGATCCAGCAAGTGTTTGTGGTGAACCTGCAACAGGTTCTTCAAATGTTTCTATCGGTTAATTCATATATTTGTTATAAATATTGATACTATGCCAAGTTACAGTACAGAGTTTACATCTAATAATAGTAAGAGAGCTAATAAAATCTACAAAGATTTAGATTTAGACTTTGGAAGAAACATTGTAACCAATGATGTTAATAGATTAACAGATGTTGAGGCAGTAAAAAGAAGTGTTAGAAATTTAATTCAAACTAATCACTTTGAAAGACCGTTTCACCCTGAGATTGGTGGAAACGTTAGAGCATTATTATTTGAACCAATGTCACCATTGACTGCTCTAAACTTACAAAGAAAAGTTGAAGAAGTTTTAAATAACTTTGAACCAAGAATTAAATTAGTTCAAATTATAGCAAGACCTGATATTGATGGAAATAGATATCAACTTTCAATTAGTTTTTATGTTATAGGAATACCTACAGCAGTGACTGTAGAAACATTTTTAGAAAGACTAAGATAAAATGGCAAGCAATAAATTAGAAGTTTCAGAATTAGATTTTGATAATATAAAATCAAATCTAAAAACATTTTTACAAAATCAAACACAATTCCAAGATTATGATTTTGAAGGATCTGGTTTTGCTGTATTATTAGATTTACTTGCTTACAATACTCACTATCTAGGTTTCAATGCTAATATGTTAGCAAATGAAATGTACTTAGACAGTGCTGACATACGAAAAAATATTGTGTCCCTTGCTAAGATGTTAGGATACACTCCAACATCAGCAAAAGCTCCAACAGCAGTCATAGACATTTTAGTAAACAATGGTTCTGGTACTTCTATTACCATGCCAAAAGGAACTGTGTTTACAACTTCAGTAGATGGAACATCTTATCAATTTGTAACTAATGCTGCTCATACCGTTACTCCAAGTTCAGGTGTATATCGTTTTTCAAGTATTTCAATTTACGAAGGTACTTTAGTTACTTTTAAATATACAGTCAATAGTTCTGATCCTGACCAACGATTTATTATTCCAAGTGTTAATGCTGATACTTCTACATTAAAAGTTACAGTTCAAAATTCATCAGCAGATACTACAGTTTCAACTTATACAAAAGCAACAGGTGTTACAAGTTTAGGTTCTACATCAAAAGTATATTTCTTACAAGAAAGTGAAGACGGAAAATTTGAAGTTTATTTTGGTGATGGTATACTTGGTAAATCATTATCAGATGGTAACATTGTAATTTTAGAATATGTGGTTACAAATAAAACTGAAGCAAATGGAGCAAGTTCATTTACTCTTTCAGGTTCTATTGATGGTTTCTCAAATGTAACTTTAACTACAGTTTCAAATGCTCAAGGTGGAGCAGATCCTCAATCAAAAGAGTCTATACGATATAACGCACCGTTACAATATTCCAGACAAGATAGAGCAGTTACAACTTCTGACTATGAAACACTAGTACAAGAAATCTATCCAAATGCTCAAGCAGTTTCTGCGTGGGGTGGGGAAGATGAAGAAACACCAGTTTATGGTGTAGTTAAGATTGCAATTAAAGCTGCCTCAGGGTCTACACTAACAAATGCTACAAAAGAAAGTATTAAAACACAATTAAAAAAATATAATGTTGCTTCAGTAAGACCTGAAATTGTTGATCCAGAAACAACTACAATTATACTTACATCAACAGTTAAATATGATGAAAGATCAACAACCAAATCAGCAGATACATTAAAATCAGAAATTATTACAGCGTTGAATACTTACAATACAAATACATTACAAAGATTTGATAGTATGTTTAGATATTCAAAAATTGTAGAATTAATTGATGACACAGATACATCTATTCTTTCAAACATCACTACATTAAGAATTAGAAAAACATTTACACCAACTTTAAGTACATCTACTAAGTATGATATTTACTTTAGAAACGCTTTATACAATCCACATTCAGGACACAAATCTTTAGTAGGTGGTATTTTACAATCTTCAGGTTTCAAAGTTCCAAACGATACAAACGTTTATTACTTAGATGATGATGGTTCAGGTAACGTAAGAAGATATTATTTGGTATCAGGTGTTCGTACCTATGTAAACAATACACAAGGAACCATTAGTTACACAACAGGACAAGTTACAATTAATTCTTTGACTGTTGCCTCAGTTGAAAATATTAGAGGAAGTTCATCAACAGTAATTGAATTAACAGTTCAACCTAACTCAAACGATATTGTTCCTGTAAGAGCACAAATACTTTCTATTGATACAGCAAATTCATCTATCACAGTTTCTGCCGACACATTTGTTGGTGGTTCTGCTGACGCAGGAGTAGGATATACTACAACATCAAGTTACGGGACTTAAATAAATGGCTAAGTTCACTGATAAAATATCTAACCTGATTAATCAACAGGCGCCAGAGTTTGTATTAGAACAACACCCTAAATTTTTAGAATTTGTTAAAACGTATTATACGTTTATGGAGTCTGCTGAATTGAGAGTAACTTCCATTCAGACTACAGATGGTATTCAATTAGAAACAGAAACAAATCAACAAAACGAATTATTATTAGATGGTTCTCGTATAGGAACAGATAGAACACAATTAGATGCTGGTGACAAAATACTTTTAGAAAGTTCTGCTTTTGGTAAGTTTACAAAAGGAGAAACTATTACAGGTCAAACATCTAAAGCAACAGCAACAGTTCTTACTGAAGATTTAACTAATAATCGTTTATTCATATCAGCTCAAGATAAGTTTGTAATGGGTGAAACTATATTAGGTAATTCATCAAACGCAAGTGCAGTTGTTAATAATTATAAACCTAATCCAGTTGAACATATACAAGACTTATTAAACTTTAGAGATCCTGATAAAGCGATTTCTAATTTCTTAACAAAATTTAGAAATGAATTTTTAAATACATTACCTGAAACTTTAAATAGTAGTGTAGATAAAAGAAAACTAATTAAAAATATTAAATCATTGTACAAAGCAAAAGGTACAAGTAGAGGACACGAAGTATTTTTTAAACTACTATTTGGTTTAGAATCAGAAATCTTTTATCCTAGAGAACAAGTATTACGAGTATCAGATGGTAAATGGGATACACAAAAAGTTTTAAGGGCAATTGGAACAGCTGGAGATACTTCTGATTTAATTGGTCGTACTATTACAGGAGAAACTTCTGACGCAACTGCGATTGTTGAAAACGTATTTAAGTTTCAAATTGGTGCCAATGAGGTATCTGAATTTATATTAAATGAAGATTCAATACTAGGTACATTTTCTACAAGTGAAGTTATACGAGGAACAGCAAGTGATGATGATGATGTTTATATTAAAGCAAACGTCACAGGTATTCCATCAACAACATCTATCACCAATGATGGTTCTTTATATAATGTTGCTGATACTATAACTGTTACAGGTGGTGGACAAGGTGCAATTATTCAAATTGACGCTGTAGGTAGAGGAGGAATTACAGAATTTGTTATTGATGATGCTGGTACAGGATATTCTATCGGCGATAATTTAATATTTACAAATACAAATACAGGTGGTGGTTCAGCTTCAGCAAAAGTTTCAATTGTCAACGGTGGATTTACACAAGAAGAATCTACATCAACAGTTGACGACCATATAGTTTTAGAAGATGCAACAACCAGTGGAGATGGTTACACAGGTAATAAAATTGTACAAGAATCAGGAACAGGTGTAGGCGACATTACAGATATAAGAGTTGTCAATGCTGGAAATAATTATCTATCTACTCCAGTGGTTGCAGTTTCTACTGATAGTGGCGGATCAGGAGCTATTGTTTATGCATATGGTTCCGAAATTGGTAGAGTGTTAGGATTAAAGATTGTCGAGTCAGGAGCAGAATATCAACAATCACCTTCTCCTCCTACTTTAGCATTACCAAGTTATTTAATTATAAAAGACGTATCAGGTTCTTTTGTTGCAGATGAAACAATCACAGGTATTGATAGTGGTTCATCAGTAGTCACTGGTACAGTTATCTCTTATAGTTCATCAACAGGTATATTAAAAGTTTCTGGAGCAACAGGAGCGTTTGCTGAAAATTCATCAATCACTTCTGAGGGTGGAGCAACAGCAATAGTTGCTAAAAACGATTTTTCTACAGCAACAACATCTGTAAATGCTACTGCTGATACAGCAGGAACTTATATTAATCAGGATGGTCAAGTATCAGAATCAACAATGAAGATACAAGATAGTTTATACTATCAGGACTTCTCATATGTAATTAAAGTTGGTCGTACTATTAATGACTGGAGAGATAGTTTCAAAAAAACAATTCACTCTGCAGGTTTTTATTTTACAGGTCAAGTTAATCTACAATCACAAGTATCAGTTCAATTAAGAAGTATTACTGGATTGAATTCAAATATAGATTATGAAGGACCTGCTCTCATACTTAATACATTATTCTCTACTATCTTTGGAAGAAGATTAGGAACAGTAGATGATGGAACAACATTACGAACAAATCCAGAATTAGGAGTTGATCCAGATTTTG